CCCGAGTTAGTTACGAAGATACGGACCCCGCTCGTTTCCATTGAGCTAATGCCATACCTAGAGTGTTAGGCACACTCCTATCAAAGCCAAACTTGGAACTACCGTGAAAGCAAGCATCGTACAACCGTACGGATACTTCCATTCTTCTAACCATTGAGTCTTATCACGTGATATTAAATCATGGATATACTCTAAGGATAACATGTCATCATTTTTAGGTATATTATCTCCAAAAGGAGTTAATGCACCACCCATTACTGGGTTTTGATAACCGAATCCTTGGTTAACCGAATAGGAATTCTCCGTTGGTAACGAGAATGCTATCTGTCTAGAGAATCTATATAAATCAATAGACCGTTTGAAATCTCTATAAGCCTTTGCCGTTTCCGATAAAGGGAATGAGAGGTCAAATAGACTTTGAGGCCAAGCGGGGCTACCATAGCCAAATCTAGCTCGCGCTAGTTCCGGATAAAACATACGATCTTTAGAACGTAACGATCCCATAACCAATGGGAACGGCGTCATAAAGGTCATATAAACCCATCCTAATAACTTCTCGAACCAAGTCTGTTCCAGGAACCCTAGCGTAAGCTGGGATGCCGACTCAATACCTTGTATAAAGGTAGTTAAGTTGTGGCGACAGAACTGGTCCCATTCCTGTGTTATCAATTTCAGATTAGCATTAGCTACTCTGGAATCACCTGCGAATTTCGAATGAAATTTATTTCTAGATATCATCGAATTAGCAAGGTCAATAAGTGAATAATTATTAATATTTATCCACTTATCGGCTTTCACAGGGAATGGTCCAAAAGGAGAAGTAAGTGCTATCACTATTCGTCTCGACCAGTACGGCATTCCTCCTACCTTTCGGTAAGGGGAAACCGCACCATGTCTAGAATACCGAAGAGTTGATCTAGCAACTGAAATAAAATCAGGCTGGAATTCTCTTTGCTCTAAATCTTCGATCCACGAAACCATAAACGCATCATCCTTAAAGGCCTTAATAGCCTCATTAGGATTAATAGCACTTAGGTTCAAACCTTTGTAATGTATTTGTTTTGCAAATTCAAATACTCCGGTTTTGGAAGTTAAAGATTTATGCATTGATATCCCAACACCTAAATGTTTCAGGATTACCAAATACTGTTCGGCAACTTTTGTATTCATAATTACTACGTCATCACCAATGATGGCATAATCGTGAAACCAACTTTCTCCTCCTGTTCTATAATGAGCCCATTGCACCATTAAATGATGTGATAAGGCAAATACAGACCAAGAAGATAAAGAACCCATAGGTTGCCCTACAGCGTACTTAAATGATTGGTTTTCCTTTTTAAGGAAATAATTACGATCTACTAAGACAGATCTCCACAGTTTCGCGAAAGATTCACCAAATACATATCCTAAGATTTTCTCTTGGATAAGCACCGGGAACCGATCAGTAGCTGCAGTAAGATCTAGTGAGTAAGCAGGGTTACCTGTCTCTTCTAACCGATTACCAACCTCCTTCGCTTTCGCTCGGTGGTTGAAAGTTCCGTCTTGCGGGATTTGACGTAAAATATCAAATGCCCAATTGTGCAACGGTCTCATAAAAGACTGTGTCCAATAATCTGCAATGGCGAAAACTCTCACTTTACCCGCAGCCTCTTCTTTTAAGGATAATTTCCCTAGAAGGAGATGCGGAAGTGGTTTAAAAGGTATTGAGATAAGGATTATAAATCCGTATATTAAAGCTAGTAAGATGATGTGGAGTAGCGCGAAGCGTGCTCCCATATCCCACCCGAATTTTAAAACTCGAGGGAATTTTAGCAATATTGCTAAAGCATCTAAACCAGCACCGATAGTAGCTTGCCCGTTAGGACCTGCACTGTAAACAAATTGGTATTTAGGTTTTCGCAATTTAGGCACCTTAAAACCTTCCGCTTTCAACCATCCCCATAACATAGGGAGGTCGCTCGCAAAGGATTTAACAATCCCATCCAGACTTACTTTAGCTGGATCAGTGATCGTTTTAAGTTTCA